GAATACACGATACTGAGCAATGTCATTAGCAGCATCTTCAATGGAGAAGTACTTAGGGGTAGTGCCAACCTTAAGGACTGTGGTAGCCCAAGTGTTCTGAAGTGCAGACTCTAGGAACGGATCAAAGTTACCATCACGGAGGTCAACTACAATGTCACCACCTGTCTGACGGTTACCATGACGGTCAACCCGAAGCATACGATCTGGTTGGATTTCATTACCTGTCACACGATCTTTAGTGAGGTTCAGGCTGTGTGTGTTATACGGGATAGCAGTAAAGTTACCCGATGGTGTTGTACCGAATGTGGATTCTACGATATACGAGAGACCACTGCGACTTCCTTGACTAAAGGCCATAGAAATTCTCCTTGGAGTTTAAGAGTATATATACCAGCCAATACGTACTGGAATGTGATAGTGAGAGCCTTCTTGAGTGCCGAGGTCTCGTTCAGCATAACGGATATGAAGGGTTGTTCCGTCATTAGTAATGTCTGTAGTAGCCTCAAAGGCATCAATGATTAGGTCTGCTAGGTCATCCCCTGCTGCTGGTCCTTGCCCTTCAGGTACACAACAAGTTACTAGGAAATAACCTTGGTAGTACATCTGAGGGTTAAGACCTCTATGAGCAGGTTCCCTAGTTGTAGGTATCATCCTAACTGTCAAATAACTGCTGTTAGTGGTAGGACTGAAGGCTACATTCTCCCAAGCTATGCTAGAGGGGATACCTGAGACAGCAGCAAGGTTAACCTCAAAGGTGGCTCTGATTTGTTCGTATACACTTGCCATTATCGGTTCCTATCCTTAGCCGCCCCAAAGACTTGGTATTTCTCTTCTACCTTTGAAGCGTGAGGTGCCCTGTTCCTGAAGGAGATGCTTTTGTTCTCTAGTATCTCTATTCGCTCAATATCAGAGGCCATATTAGAAAGAGCTTTACCACGGAAGGTGGCTACATCCTGATTGCGAGGTCTTCCATGTGAGTCTTTACGTCTACCACCACCAGAGGAAGAAGGAACTACAGAGAAACTCTCAGCATAGGCCCCAGTATCTACAGGAGTTCTTACGGTTAAGTCCTCTGCAATGTCTACCAACTTATCTTTAAGTTTATCTTCAGCTTGCATCAAGGCTTTGTCAATCTTAGCAGAAATAGACTTCTGATTAACTCTAACCTTCATCACTCTCTCGCTTGACAGATGTAGCAGACTAAGGTACTACCATTATAGATGCTCTGCACTCGTTTGATGACTACAGTATCACCTACTCCAAGTATCTGGTCGTTGTTGTCGGGTTCTGGAACAGCATTACCTGAAGTATCTTTTGCAGCTATGAGGACTTTACGATCACCCAGAAGGATACTATCGTTGTTAATCTCAGTTACATCATAATCAGCAAAGTAAGCCTTGATGGTGTAGTCAGTATCAGTAACGGACCCAAGAGACCCAGCAGTAGGGTCATAAGTCCCAGAGGATTTCTTACGTAGTGTGGCTGTTTGGCCCCTACGGTTCACTAGGGTTTGGACGTTACTTGAAAGGTTCATCAGTCGTTATCCAGATAGTCAGAGGAGTAGATTTCTTGATAGCGGAATTGATCCCTACGGATGCGACTACCAGTACGATCTGTATCAGTCTCTACAGCCTTCATATTGCTCTTGGAGAGGCCACCTGCTACAAACCCTAGGGAGGCACCCACTTTAGTGGCTTGGAACTCTAGGTCACTTGCTAGGCTCTTGTAGTGGGCTTGTAGTTGACTGTATTTTTCAGACAGTTGACCATCTAAGTCTGTATCCACTAGGCGGGAATACTTAGAAGCGATAGTCCTACATATCCAAGAACCAGCACTGTAGATGTTATCCCCACTTTGAGATAGTGCAAAGTAAATCTCTTCATTCTGGACTTGTTGGTCACTTGTGTTAGTGTCACCTACGAGGAGCCTAACTGCATTAAGCCTACCAATAGCTGTAGAAGTGTTCAGGTTAGTTTCATCGTAGGTCCAAGCCATTTAGGGTTCCTCTTGCTCTACAGAAGGTTCTAGGGTTTTACTATTAGCCTTCTCAAGAAGGTCATCTCGAATATCAGTGTAAATGTCTAAAGCCCAAGAATTACGGTTAAGCCATGCTCGAATGAGGCCACGTTGTTTATCTAGGATTTTAGACTGCTTGATGCGTTTGGTCTGGTATTCTTTATCTGTAGTAGTCCGCTTCTTGACTTCCACATTAACCAGACGAATAAGACTTGCGATTTCTTCCTTATCAAGTTCTCCTAGACGATCCCCAACCTTCTGTTCTACTTCTCGTGCGCTATCATGGTGGATTTTACCAGAGAGGTATAGGTTGTGAACATCTCGGAGAATCTTGCGGTGGTCTTCCTCACGATAGGCTTGAGTGTGCCAAGTGAAGTGATCCCCTTTGTTCCATTGACGCCCAAAGGCAAAAAACGGAAGTTTAATAAAGACTGGTCGATCTACCTGCCAACCAAACTCATTGTCAAACATATACTGTTGATAT